TGCATTAGTTAAACTTTTACCATCTTGTGTTAATAAACGTTTTCCTGATAAAAGTTGATATTCTAATTCTGATCCAATTGATGATTCAATGTTTAATAAATTAGTTCCCGCAGCATTTAGTTTCTCAATACTCATTCCTAAAGCTCTAGACTTTAAAACAGCTAATTCCAATGATCCTGGAATTCTACTATATTGAACTTGCATATCTGCTGTTAAATTACCAATATCTTCTGTTAATGATTTTTGTATTGATAATTGATCAATGCCCGTTGCGGCAGAAATTGATTTTGCTAATTTATCTTGAATAACTAATGCTTCCATACCTGAATCTGCAACACTAGTAGCATAATATTCATAACCTTCTGCTGCTTGCTCTGTAATTTTTAAATTTTCAAGCATGTATTTTTGACCGGTAAGTAATGTTGTTTGAAAACTGCCGGCTTGAATCTTGGTTGACTGAATGAATCCGGTTGTTAAATCTTTTAGGTTTTCTGCATATTCAAATACTTTGTCAGATCCAACACCTAAATTCACAGAAACAAGTCGTAATCGTTTTGCAAATGCTTGCGCTGAAACACTATTTAATCCGAATGATTTATTTAATTTAGAATTTCTCTGTCCTAAATAATCTATATTTTTAACTAGATCTATTAAACCAGCAGCATATTCTTCTTGTATCCCAATTATTTTACCTAACCCCATGGATAATTCATTGGTAGATGTCATTAGTGATTTTTGTATCGCTGTATATGAATTTAACAACGTTGAAACTTCTGGTATAGTATCTTTTATTTGTTCTAATGCTTGTGCTGCTTGCGCTTCCCCCGCGGATGGTGATGCACCTTGTCTAGATTGAAGTTTTAACAAGCTCGTTATATTGGGTTGATTTTTCACATTACCTTAGTTAATTTATTATAAATATTTAATCAGGCAATTTTGTAACTTTTGATCGTGCTTCAAATTTATTTTTTAAACGTTCTGCAGCCTCTTGTTCATTAACCTGCATTTCGTTTGTGCGTTTGTTTAATTTTGTTACCCAAAATCTACGAATATGTATTGGTAGATTGTATATAGTATCCCAATCCCAACGGCCTTCGCCAGCCCATAACAATTCAAATAGTTGATCGTGTAATTGTACTTGGTGTTCTGGTTTAAAACCAAAAAAGGTCTGATCCAATTTGAAACATTGCAGTGAAGGTGCCTCCATCTTCACCTTCTACTTCAACACTAAAATCAATACCTGGAATATGTTCTGCTAAATAGTTTCTAAAAGTTCTTGCATCCAAAGCTAACATTTCAAATTTTAGATATTCTGAAATGTAATTTTTGTCTCGATTTTCATTAACTTGTTGGATTGATGCTAACATTAAATCTGATATTGCTCGTTCTGGATCAATATTTTTTGTCAATGCAAAAGTTAAAAATCTAAATTTCAATACATCGTCTGTTGAAGTTCTATATTCAAATTCTCCATTTTCATCCGGTTGCAACGTAAATGGTCTAAAATTTAATTTGGATAAATCAATTTCCCGTTCAATTGTATTATTAGTTACAGGATCAGTTAATAGTACCGGATACATTTTTCCATATCCATAAATTCTTGCAGATATCAATAAACCTTCTCGGTCTACCGGTGAAATGTCATCTACATGAATTCCAGGAGTAACAATCAATGATTCTAACAATTTGTCAAAAACAACACCGGTCTTAAGATAATTTGAATTTGATAGAATGTCTTCATCATATGCGGTCATATGTCGCATTTCAACTTTGCCGGCGCGGAGTGGACTAGATTCAGTATAAATTAATCCTTTACTAGGCAATGTTATAACAACAGGTGGTATTTTTACGCGTTGTTGTTTTTCATAATTTTGTTGTGCTAATCTAACTAGATCTTGATTTTGAAATCTACTTGAAACATTGTTACTCATAATATCCTTATAACTTTAATATAAATATGTGCGAACATGAAAAATGGGGGTGTTTAGCCCCCATTCACATAGTGTTTCTATTAGAAACTAAATAATGCCCAATCATAACGAAGTGTTAGTTCGATGTTAACAACATCTTCAGAACTCCAATCCAATGATCCGAAATTTGTTTCTGTAATAAATGCATTTTTCAATGTCCATTGTTCGATGATTTCTCCTAATGGTGAAAGTGATTGCAATTGAATATCTTTTTTATACATTGTAGAATATCCATCTCTACCTGTTACTGATTCGTGATGTAATCGAACCCAATCCATAACAGACTGTGCTCCTGAAGGAACAATTGCATCATACAATGTTACTGCAATAGAATTCCATACAGATTTTCCTTTTACATAACGTTGTACGTTGATATGATCTAATGTAATTTCTCCATTTGATAAAGAAGGTTTTGCAGATGCTTTAATCAAAAAAGCCGGAATGCCTGCAATCTGCATAATAAACTGATGCTGTTTCTTTGGTTCCCAAGAATATGCTGCATCCTTGAAGTTTGATTCAATTCCATAATCTTCAAAATTCGAACCCGGATATACCGTATTTACGTTGTCTTCTAATCCCATTTCATTACCTTATTTTTTAAATAAATATCAGTAACAGTAAAAAAGGTAGAACCTAAGTCCTACCTTTCCTAAAACTTTATATTCTACTATTCAGGGAAACTTGCTCCTGTTGGTTGAATATTGAAATCAAGAATAATAAATTCTGCTGTTCTTGTTGGTTGCAAAAAGATTTGACCATATAAAATATTTTGATCTATCAAATCTGATGTGTTATTTGTTTGATCCATAACAACACGGAATGCATATAAACCTTGTTGAGCTTTTACTTGTTCCATGTATGGATTAACAATGTTTAAGAATCTATTACGTGTTGCATTTGTATTTTGTTCAAATACCAAATAACGAGTTGATGATGCAATAAATTTCTTAACTGCGATCAACAAACGACGCACATTTACTCGGTCTAATGCACTTGGTTTAGCTTGTAGTGTCTTTTGACCCCAAATTACTACTCCTTCGTTAGGGAAGTTCGCAATAGGATTAATACGCACTTCATACAATGAATCTCGATCTGATTGAGACAAACGCTTATACGTATCAGAAACACTTGTTAAACCACCACGATTTAAACCAGCTGGTGCATACCATGGAGCTGAAATTTTATCATTGAATGCTAATACTCCTGGAACTACTACTGACGGTGGTACCCATGTTGGAATATTGTTTGCTGGGTTGATAATTCTTACCCAAGGCCAATACGTTGCAGTATAGCTACTATCAATTGTTGTTACTTGACTAACAACTGTTGTAAGTAAATCAGTTAATTTATTTGAATCCATTACATAGAATGTATCTTGACGATTTTCAACCAAGTTGCGCGCCAACGTTGTTACTGCTGGATGCGTTGATTGAATGATACCTGGAGTAATCAACAAATTCATATCATAGTAATCAGTATTACCTAATAAAGTAAATGCCTTGTTATATGATACAGTTCCAGTCGATGTTGATGTTGAACAATCAAACCCAAATGTGTTTGTTGCAGTAATATTTGCTCCTGCATATTTAGGTAAGTTTGGACGAGCTCCGTCAAATCCGCCTTGGAATGGAATCATGAATTTACGTGTTGCTAATGCAACGTTCGTTGTAGTTGTTCCTGCCGTTAAAGTAGATTCAATTGATCCTGAATACGGAGATGTCAATGTTGGGAATGCAGCTTGTGCATCTTGATTAACATCGCCTAAATAGAAATCTGAATTACTACCGGTGGTTGATCCTGATGTTGGGATTGGTGCTAAATAATTAATGTTGTTTTGCACGGTATAATCAAATCCGTAATAATTATTTGCATTGAATATGTTTGAAACAACTTGCGATGTTGCATATGTTGCAGCTCTTAAATTCAATGATCCGGATGCCATTGGTGTTGGCGAAGATGCAGCACGAAATCCGAATGGTACCAACGTTTTACTGTTAGCGCCAGATTCTACTGAATCAGCTACCTCAACACGAATATATTTAGATGCATTTGGATAATCACCATATATAATCAAATTGCCGTTGTCATCAACTGTTTGAAAACGATCTCCAATCACTCTTGCAATATAGCGCGGTGAATTAGGATCTAAATTAACATTGGTAAATGATTCAACAATTAAAGGTGATGCATCTGTGTCTGCAGATGAATATGGCGATCCTGCAATTCCTGGTGCTGGTGACAATGTATTCACAGTTCGTACTTCAACTGTAAATGTTCCGTACCCATTTGGATCTGAATTTTCAGTTGCTAATCTAATATCTCGAATACCTACTTTAACATTGTAGTTAACTGATGTACCATGAGATAATGTATGAAACTTAAACAAGTTCTTAGTAATACTTCCAATTTTTTGTGAAGTGATAAACGGTGTTGATGCAGTTTGGTAATCTTGCAAAAATTCGTAATTAGATAATACTGCTAATTCCGTTGTTACTTGTCCAATGTTTGCAAATACTGAAGATGCATTATAATTTTCATATTGAACATATACTGGATAGTCTAATGATTTTGGAGATGTTCCAAATACTTTGCTTAAATAGTTATTGCTTGTTTGAACAATTGATGCAGATACTGCTGATCCTGTTCCTGTCAAGAATGCACTAAATCCTGGTACAGTTAGATCAGTTGCATATGAACCTGAAATTTTAAGTGCAAATGATCCAGATCCCGCATCTTGTAATACTGATGCACCAAATAAATTTGTTGCTGCATTATATGTTACTGGGAATGTTGGATGTAATACATGTGTTACAACTTGTGTCGATCCCGATTTAGCAATAACTGCTAAAGCGCCATTGGTTAATTTATAACCATCTTCATACAATAAACGTGTTACTGTAATTACGTTTCCATTACGCAAATAGTCATTAACGACAAACGGAACATATGAATCAGTTGTAAATGATCCAAATGTTTCAACGAATTGTCCAAATGATGTAATTTGCGTAGGAATAAGTGCAGGTCCTTTTACTGTTGGGCCTACGATTGCTGCACCGATTTGTGCAATGCCGCCAGCTAAAAACGATTGATCTACTTCATTCGTAAATACGCCTGCTGAAACTATTCTTTCTGCCATTTAAACTCCTATGATTTTTTTATATAAATATGGGTTTATTGTTCCAAACCTGAACCCGGAGTAAATGTGCCGTCGACAATATTGATTTGTCCATCGCCGTAACGTTCGCGCATCTTTTGCATCAATTCAGATTCTTGTGTTCTCAATGATTCGAATTGAGTTAAAAATTTGTCTTGTTCTGCGTTCATCATTTCTAATTGACGATTTAATACATGAAGTTCAATTGCAATGTTTCCAAGCATGCTTGAATTTTTTGTGAATTCAGCGCGTAATGCTTGAATTTCTTCTTGATGTTCTTTGTCCAGTTTTCTGGTCATAACGTGTTTCCTTTTTTTATTTTATTATATGAAATTTATTTCAATGATCCAAGTATTATGTCATGTATGTTATGGAGCAAAATCCATTATGATATGGTATCTAGGTTCATTTGAATTGTTCACTACATGATGCCATCTTGTGTTTGCTATCTCAATCATAACACCTGGACACATTGGTACTGGTTGATCA